TTGTGTCCTTATTCAGGAAAGGAAAGTAATGAAGAAGCTCGTAAAGAAGTTGAAGAGCAAAGAGTTCAAGGCTGTATTTAAGTCTTATCTCCGTGCTGTTCTCGCATCAGCAGCAACTATGGCTATCGCTATTGTTACTGACATCGCTCCAGAATATGCAATCCTCATTGGAGGTCTTACCGCGCCTATTGTTAAGTGGGCAGATAAGGCTGAGGCAGAGTTCGGAAGAAAGTACGACGCTGCTCATAAGTAATTTGTAGAGCAGGCTGCGAGCAAAGGCCCCACCGGAAACGGTGGGGTTCTTTTTTTATTCCTCTGGTTTGTCTATCGGGCAAGGAGCTTTGAGTAAGTTGCCACAGTTGGCACATTCAACATCAAGGCCATACCAGCAGATCTCATAGTTATCGAATTGAACATACGTGGTGAAGACTGTACAACCACAGACGCACTGATGGGTCGGTCCTATGGACCGCAGGTCAGATGCCTGTATCGGTGGTAGGCTATTTTTTCGCAGCCTTGGTAGACGGAACCGCACTGTATGGTTTATCGGGCCGCCGACAAGCGGCCCTCTGTTTGTTTTTATCTCCGCTTCGCTCCGATATTGTAATCAAAGTAGGTGTGTCGCTTGGTGCGACACGCCGTAGGGAAAGTAAGATTGTGAACTATGACAACTCTGATAGGTATTCAGCTAGATGACAGAGTGGTAATGGCTGCTGATAGTCAGATAACTGAAGATAACTTGAGGACTGTCAGTACATCCACTCCGAAGATAATTCACGTCGGTAAGTATCTGCTGGGAATCACTGGTGACTCACGTCCTGGTGACATCCTTGCTTACAACTGGTCTCCGCCGAATTACAAAGGGGCAGATCCGGTGCAGTGGATGGGCAAGAAAGTCTTGCCGTCCATACTCACGGCGTTTAAGGAGAATAACTATGACCCGTTTGAAGCGACAAAAGAAAAAGACGCAGGGTTCGACTACCTTGTTTCGTTTGATGGCAACCTCTTCCATATTGCGACGGACCTATCGTTCATCCAATCAGACGTGGGACTCTACGGTCTGGGGTCGGGTGGTGCTTTCGCTCTTGGTTATCTCTATGGTGTGGCTGACAATCTCACTATTGTAAACACAGAGCGACACGCCCGAAAAGCTATGGCAATCTCGGCGGTGCTTGACGTTAATACACACCCGCCAGTACAGTTTGTTGTACAGAGACGGGAGTTATCGTGAGGAAAGATTGGAAAGTGTGGACAGTGCATATCAATGCACACCACTTGAATAACTGGGCATTAGGTATTGATTATTACCACATCAATGATTATCAGCCACTAAAGATGCTGGCTAGAGTTTTGCAGATTAACTTGCTATTCTTCAACATAACCTTTACTAGATGGCAGGGCAACGGATGGATATAAAAGAACTACTTATTAAAGCTCTTCACGAGAAGGAGAATAAGCGTGGGCGATCCACGCAAGTTCAGATAGGTCCATCAGAACTCGGTGGCTGTCGACGTAAGGTTTGGTACAGGCTGAACAATCAACCTGAGACCAATGACAATGAGCTAAAGCTCGCAGCGATAATGGGAACGGCAATCCACGCTGCCATAGAGGCCAGCCTTGCTGATAACAAGGATGTGTTGCTTGAACAAACTGTTGAACACAACGGGATGAAAGCGCACGTAGACTGCTTCATTCCTGGGACAGGTGATGTTATCGACTGGAAGACAGTTAAGAATAAGAACCTTAACTACTTCCCGTCACAACAGCAACGTTGGCAAGTACAGGTCTATGGCTACCTGATTTCTAAGTCTGGCTTGGGGAAGGTCCAGAACGTGAACCTAGTAGCCATACCTCGTGATGGGGATGAACGTGATGTCGTTGTACATTCCGAACCCTATGACGAGACCATCGCGCTAGAGGCGCTCAACTGGTTAGAAGCAATTAAGACATCGGACTCAGCTCCCGCTCCTGAAAGGGACGAGAGTTATTGTAAGTTTTATTGCAAATACTATGACGCCTCTGGTGAGATGGGATGCGTTGGTCTAAAAAAAGAACGTACAAAAACTGAATTAGAGATAATCGAAAATCCTGAAGCAGGTAACAATGCTCTGCATTACCTACAACTTGATGAGGAAATCAAGAAGTTGGAATCAAAGAAATCAGAGATACGTGAGACTTTGCTGGGTATAACTGGAGTTACTCACACTGGCGTAGAGATCAAGTGGTCTACTATCCAGAGTAATACGGTAGATAAAGATGCAGTGGAAAAAGCACTGGGTTATGTACCGATGAAGCAAGGAAAGGAAAGCGCAAGGCTTTCCATTAAACAGACTGGAGGAAAGTAAATGGCTGCACCAGATTCGACAAAGTTCCAAATCAACTACAAGTTGCCAGATGGAACTCTTATCAATCTTTATGCAACAGATGTGCGTGAATTAGAGTCAGGTCTTACAGACTTGTCAATGGTATCTGCGCTCATTACATCAACTGCTGATACCTTTCGAGGCGCTGGATCTCCTGCGTCCGTTTCAGGTGCTGCACCAGCAGTCCAGCCATCAGCAAACACCTGCAAGCACGGCTCAATGACATACCGTGAAGGTGTGAACGCCCAAGGAAAGGCGTGGAAAGGTTATATGTGTAACGCTCCAAAGGGCGCTACAGATAAATGCCAAACTATCTGGGTCCGATGACCCAATGCGAGAGCCTCGTGAATTCGAGAATCCTCTCTGCGCTCAATCAGGTGGCGACTTTTGGTTCCCTGAAAAGGGAGACTCAAGGTCATACGAAATCATATACGCACGAAGTATATGTAACAACTGTATCCATCAAAGTGAGTGTGCAGAATGGGGTATCCATAACGAGCGTTACGGAATTTGGGGTGGCCTTACAGAGTGGGACAGAAAACAGCTAAGAAGAATAAATAAGATAGAAGTACGACGGGAGGAAAGTGCTTAGGTTAGACCGCGCTTGGAAGTCTGCCCATACATTGGCGCAGCCACTTCCTACTGTGTGGAAAGACTTGGAGAAGCGGGACATAAAGTTCCGGCGAGGTCAAGTGTGTATGGTTGCCGCTGCACCGAACGCTGGAAAGTCTATGTTCGCTCTCGTTTATGCTATTCAATCCAAAGTACCAACTCTGTTCTTCTCAGCAGACACCGATGTAGCAACAGTAATGCTGCGTGCTACAGCCCACGTGTCAGGCCATACCCAGCAAACAGTCGAGAAGCAGATGTCGTATAACCCCAATGCTTACTCGAATAACCTAGAAGATATATCCCACATTCAATGGGTCTTTGATTCATCTCCGAATCTTGATGATATTGAAGATGAAATCAAGGCTTACATAGAACTCTATGGAGTAGCACCACAACTTATTGTTGTGGATAACCTGATGAATGTCGTCGCTGAATCTGATAATGAGTGGGCAGGCTTACGTCAAATAATGATGGAGCTACACGATATGGCACGCACAACAGAAGCCTGCGTGCTTGTTCTGCACCACGTATCAGAACAGACTGAGTATGGAAATATGAGCGACCCGCCACATCGTCGTGCTATACACGGCAAGGTGAGCCAGTTGCCAGCACTCATACTTACTCTTGGCTATGATCCGATAAACAATAACCTTCGGGTTGCAGCCGTTAAGAATCGCTTTGGCAAGCATCAGGCAGATGGCAAGGACCCTGTTCCTTTGTTCGTCAACTTTGCTTCTTGTCAGATACGAGATGCCGATGCTTTCGGTAGAGCAGTTCTACATTCCAATAACACAGGGGCGGTATGAGTTCATACAACAAAGCCAAGGGTTCTAAGTTTGAGACGGATGTAATGAAATACTTACGCAAACTTGGACACTTCGCCGAGCGCCTCGCTAAGGCCGGAGCCAACGACGAAGGTGATGTCGTCACCATAATCGCAGGTCAGACCTATATTCTGGAGTGCAAGAACCGCAAGTCAATCAATCTTCCGCAGTTCTGGGCAGAAGCTCAGACTGAGGCAGCCAACTATGCGAAGGCTCGTGGACTACCCGTCAACCCACCAGCCTTCGTCATAGTCAAGCGCAGACAACACGGAGTGGAGAAGGCTTGGGTAATCCAAGACCTAGACCAATGGTTACAAGATAGGAGCAAGTAATGCCAACGCCACAGGGAGATATCACAGCATCAGATATATGGGTTGTGAAAGATTTTAATAAAGACGATGGTAAAAAGAAATACAAAGTTGAATTGATTGTTAAGCGTCGAGTCGTAGTGCAAGTAGAGGCACACGATGAAGATGAGGCTTGTCTCTTGGCACAGGATGTTTATGACACTGGTGATAATACTTTATACAACGAGTTTATCTTGGGTCCTGATGCCACTGTTGAGGAAGTCAAATGATATGCAGTAGCTGTTGTTGGGCAGGTCATCACAACACTATTGGTAAGACTGACCTAGCCAAAGAGTTTCACGAGAAGTGTGAAGGAGACTGCGGATGCCAGCACAGGACTGGTCCAGGGTGGTTCGTAAGAAAAGGTCAAAAGCCAACTCCGATGCAAACTCAGTCTCCATAGCAGATGTCGTCAGACATTTCGGAGGAGAAGTAAAGGAAGGGCGCAACGTCTCAGTGCGGTGCTGTATGCACGATGACTCACGCAAGAGTGCAGTCATAGATACATACAACAACCTGTATTACTGTCACACCTGCGGTAAAGGTGGCGATGCGATTAGTGTCATTATGGAATTAGAGAATGTGGGGTTCAAGGATGCTCTCGAAAGAGCAGGCGAAATTACTTCAACAGGCGGCACATCATTACGCGGAGGCAATAAGCGACGAGGCGTTAGCCTACCTCGCAGGACGTGGGATATCTGAAGAAGTAGCAGCGCGATACAGACTTGGAACTATCACCGATCCCGTTGAAGGTCATCAGAATTACGAGGGATGGATAGCGATACCATACTTCACAGCTTTAGATTTATGTGTAGGTTTCAAGTTCCGCAGATTAGACGATGGCAAGCCTAAGTATGGCTCACCACTGGGCCAGAAGAGCCACCTATACAACGTCTCTGCGACGATGGCTCCAACAAAATCTATCGTTGTCTGCGAAGGTGAGTTCGATGCGATAGTGATGGAAGCAAACTGTGGCATACCGGCAGTCGGAGTTCCTGGAGTTGCTGCGTGGAAGCCTTATTACTCAAAGTTATTCAGTGGATTTGATATGGTGTATGTTCTTGGTGATAACGACATCAAAGATGATGGAACCAATCCTGGTGCTGAGTTCTCTCGGCGTGTTGCTGGCGAGGTATTGAACTCACAAATCGTACAATTACCACCAGGTATGGACATAACGGACTTTTACCTGGCAAATGGTAAGGACGCAACAACCAACCTAGTAGGAGGAGTTAAGTGAGTGAGTACAAAGAAGGAATTGACGCAAGTGGCAGAGTATCTGAAGGAATTGGGGATGGTAATAGTTTCCATAGACTTCAAGAATGGTACGATTACGCTGAAGCCAATACCTACAAAAAAGTAGATGCAGAATTTATCTCAAATGTCTGGCGAATCCTTGACTCAGCAGGTAATCTGCTCATCAGCAAGCATCACGATTACGGCCCGAAAAACATCGCTCACTCTCCAGGTGGCGCACTCAACGGACTCCGCGTGCGAATGTGGGACAAGGTGGCTCGCATCAATAACCTCCTTGATAGCAACGTCTCTCCCAGTAACGAGTCCCTCCGAGACTCCTTTCTAGATTTATTGAACTACTCTGCCATTGCAATGATGGTATTGGATAAGACTTGGCCTGAGCTGCCTAATGACTGAAAAGTATTCGTGGTACAAGGCTGCGCTACGCAGAAAGAAAATAGCAGAAGCAAAGAGATTGAAGGCTGCCCGTTACGTAGAAGAGATGAATAAGAGAGCCAATGAACGACCTACACCCAGCCGTCCCTGATCTTGTAGCCAGCGTATCGAACTCCATATACCGCAGGTATAGACAGTTCGTTGAACGAGATGACATCAAGCAGGAGTGTTATACCTGGTACTACTCACGCATAGAACACTTCAACAATCTGCTCTCTGTTGAGAACTCAGTTGAACGTGTGGTCAATGAGAAGCGTATCGCTTGGCAGATGCGTCGCCATTGTGAGAGATACTGCCGCAAAGAGAAAGCTATTCGTTCCGGATATAAACCAGGAGATGAGTCCTTCTATGACACTCTCACCCTTGCTCAACTTCTGCCCTACGTTATTGCCTCAATCATCAACGACACAGTATTAGAGTCTGCTCAGAACCTTATCAACGACGGACAGCCTAAGAAGCAATCGGCTCCAGCCGAAGGTGGCAACCTTTTAGCTATGCTTATTGACATCAAGAAGGCTTACCTCAAGCTAGATATAACTGATAAAGATATTCTTATCAAGAGATACCACGAGAACCTCACCCTTCAAGAAATGTCTGAGTATCTCAACTGCGCTATCTCTACTGCTGATCGCAGGTGTAGCCACTCACTTCGCAGACTACAGAACCTACTCGGTGGGGAGAGTCCTTACCAGTGAAAGAACAAGAACTCTTCGACTACCTCAAAGACAAACACTTCCCCGACCTAGAGAAATCCGAAGGGGCTTACGATTCCTTTGACTGCACCACCTTAGGTAAAGGCTTATACATTGAACTCAAGTGTAGGCATACACACTATCCCGATCTACTCATTGAAGAGATGAAATACCGCAGACTTATCAACCAAGCAGGCGAGCTGACTCCGTACTACATCAACTCCACACCACAAGGTATCTATGCTTTTGATTTATCGCGTGTGCCTGAGCCTGCGTGGTCTGAGCGTCGTATGCCAGCGACCACAGAGTTCACTAACACTCGCAAGATTATGAAACTCGTTGGCTTCCTACACCTAGATTACGCCTTTGCCCTATGAACTATGAATATAAATGTCCTCAATGCTCAACTACCCTCTTGGTTGAGCGTTCTATACACGCCGAAGCTAGCGCTCCCTCCTGTGCTGACTGCGGTGAACTAATGAGTAGAGTCTGGGCTTCGCCCTCTATCTCCTTCCGAGGCTCAGGCTTTTACTCAAACGACAAAGACAAATAAAAAAGCCCCGCAGGAAAGGGTATAACTGCGAGGCTTTAAGTTTATATCATATCACATCTTTAGGGTAAGGCAAAGGCTTTAGTAATAATCTTTTTAATAACTCTTTCTTATGTATCCTATCATTAGGTAATAAGTAGAGATACCTATGCTTTCCCTCTCTTTTAACTGGCTTCCACCCCCTACTTTCCGCCTCCTCTTTAGTTATATTTATTCCATTTTGACGTGGATGTCTAAGCCTCCCAGTTTGGTCGAGGAAAAACGTAGCCTTGCCTGAAGTGCCACTATAAATAGCGTTGGTCGCTTGATAAATAACCCCCCTGTGTCCTTCTGTGGCATCAGCAAAAGACAGCACGGCATCATAGTAAGGTCTATCTTCTTTCAATTTTTTCAAAGCCCTTACTATGAACCAAGACTCGCTATTTTTTGGTGCCTCATCTAATAAAACTAACCTATGTAATTCAGTCACAGACCTTTTATATTCAACACCAAACACACTAGCGCACACATTTTCACTAGAGGGAGTTGCAAAAGCACAAACTCCTATGAGTTCATCTTTATTAAATAAACCATAACACATAGGTCCATTATGTATGCCGTGAGAATAATGGTATTTTTTTACAAACTCTTTACCAATAGATGCTTGTAATTTCTCTACCCTATAGTCATACATCAGTAGTGATTTCGTTTATTGTGGTAAGCGAGAGCACGGCAAGGCGTTGTGTAACGCTCTGAAATGTATCTAAGGCCTCTAAGTATTTGGATTCTAGGATCTCGACTCTTTTCTCTAAGGAGCTGAGCAATTCCAAAAGCGCTGCTTCCCTGTTGATTACTTGCGTGGTGGTCAAACCTGCTCTCACGGGTCCATAATTGGATAAGGCACTTGCTCTCTCTGCCTTTCCAACCAAACGCAACCCACGCATATTCTTTGGCGATTCTTCTGTTCTCATTTTTTTCTTCCCAACTTGCCTTTTTTGCCACTATAGCCACGTCTTTTGGTAGTTCGACGTGAGCGAGTTCGGGTTGGTGCGCCCATACCAGCACGAGTCCTGCCACTAATATCAAGCCAAACCTTGTCCTGCGCTTCATCTTTAGCCCTCTCCTCCTCCAAAAGTTCTCGGTATTGGTCGGGGTAGAGATTAGATAATCGCCTCAAGGCGCGGTCTCTTACCCGTCTATAATTGCGCTGTCTAACTGCCTGCTTGATAGCAGTATCCACCCTTCTAGTTGTGTCGTTCATTGAGATTATCCTCCCATACTATGAGCAGGTAAGCAATTATCGTCATCGTTATTACGCCTAGAATTATCACGCTTTATCCCTCTCATCTAAAATCGTAGCCAGCACCAGCGAGGATACCTCTATCTTGTCCGTTACCAAACGAGGCTCCTCGGGATCTTCCTCGTTCCATATAGAGACAAAGACTCTCCTATCTAACTCCTTTCTGAACCACTCAACCGCTTGAAGCGCACTAACTCCACCCCATACGGCGTTGGTTCCGTCCTTCTCTGTTACCTCATAGAAATTAACGAGCTTCATCTTTCTCCTCCTTGTAGTTGATTAGGTTTAGTTCATTGAGGGCATTGACCATACGGATAAGGTTCGCCCCTGCTTCCTTGCTATCTCCCTCTGTCATTTGCTTAATAGCTAAATCTCGGCAGAGATCCGCCTTCGCCTGGTAGTATTCTTTATTCACTTGCTTCCTCCTCGTTATAGTCGTTATATCCTGTGCCGTCATCTCCATTTTCTTGTCTGTCTAATAGCCACTCTTTTAATGTTGCCTTATCCATTGAACTCCTCCTCCATTTTGATTAGGTCATCTATTTCGGGAAGATAGGTTACCTTCCCCGCCTTCTCGCTTTCTTCCCCACACGGGGTTTCGGCGTGCTTTGCTAGTGTTCGATCTGAAAAGTTCCACCCACACACTCCGCAGGACGGCATTACTCTCCCTCTCTCTCGTTGATTTCGATTTTACTCATTACCCACAGTCCCGCCCCGATTAGTAGGGCGATAGCTAAAACCTGCGCGGTGGCTTGCCACCCTCCGACATAGATGTCAAACATTGACGAGCACCTCCTCTTTCATTACAGGAAAGCCATTGACCCGAACAATCAACAACTCATCGGCAAACTGGTCGCCCTCCAATATCTTTGAGTCAATGTTGCAAGCGGTTAGGAACATATCGCCCTCCTCCTCTAGCCAAGCCTCCGCCTCTTGTACGCTGTCAAAACTGTGTGAGTAGGTACTGTGATTTTCTAGCACGTTGCCCTCTTGGTCTGTCGCTTGATACTTCACGCAGATCTCGCTCATTATGCGCTTACCTCCTCTGAGCAGTTATGCTCGCCGTTATTCCATTCGCCACAAGCACCGCACGCGCTCCCGTTATCCTGCTCGTTACATTCTGAGCAGATAATCAGTTCATTATCGTCTTTGTCTGATGAGCAGACTAGGCAGATTTCGCTCATTATGCGCTTACCTCCTCGCTTTCTTCTTCCTCTTTGAGTTCTTCCTCTACCTCGTCCAACACTTCGGAGAATTGGTCGGTGTAATAAAGATAAAGATCAAGAGACATAAGGTTGTAAATATCTATCTCCTGTCCTATTCCTAACTCAGCGCTCCCTCTGTTGTTGTATTCGCTAGGCATTTCCTGCCACTCTTCAACAATGCGGTTGTAATACACCGGCAGATAGCCGTCCACCCACTCGCCCGAGCGGTCTTTGATTTCTTCAATTTCTTCCCCATTGGATAGGGCGGTGCGTATTTCTTGCTTCATCTGTTCTACTGTTGTTCTGCTCATTTCTTCCCTTTCCTAATTAGCTCCCTCTTGTTAGGTGAGCTACTACGAGGGAGAGCATATAGCACACTCTCCCCCATAGTAAAGCACCTAGACTAGTTGCGACACTCTCTCTAATACTGTTGCGTAGTCTTCTTCTCCCTTGCCGTATCTACGCACTAGGGCGAGGGTCTCGCCGTCTTCCTTGATTGTCTCCACTAGCAGGGCAGGATCACAATACAGTTCCCCCGATAGGCATTGAATTAGATTAACCGCGCTCATAGGCTTAGGCATTATGCGCTCACTCTCTCTCTAGGTGTTAGGTGTATTCCTTGTTTTTTATACTCTCTTAATAATGCGTTTAGGCGGGTGAGCGATAGCGTAGCCCTCGCCCATTCTTGTCCCTCTTGATCTATTAGAGTTATCTCTTGCGCGGTATTCTTAGGCATTAGATAGCTCTCCCTAGTGAATCGAATCGGTAGCGCATAGGCGCTCCCTCGCAAGGGATAGTCTTGAATCTATTTACTACGCCAGCTATTGGATAAACTAGAATCTCACACGATCCATTAGCGAATCTTTCACAGGTGTAATCGTAATAGTGATAGCCCTCTTGTATTCTTGCGATAGTCTCTTGTTTATCGGCAAAACTAGCCATTAGCGCCCTGCTTTTCTTGATTTCAACACGACGAGCGCTGCTGCTAGGCGCTGCTCATCTTGTGCGGTGTTCATCATTGGCAGCATTTTCAACGCTTTAACCATATTCTTAAGCGCCCAATCGGGTTGATTTCCTACGATTTGCTTTGCTTGTTCTAGTGTCATTTTCTAACCTTTCCGATAGGTATTTCCTACCGATAGGAGAAAATTATCGTAAAACACTAGGTCTGTCTACCCTATACAATAGAGACACGATAACAGTTTCATAACGAAGTTATCCACAGGCAGGGCAGAGTTATCCACAGGCTATGTTACTTAGTGACAGCCCTCATCATTCCCCTACGGGTCACGCTATCGGGGCAGGGGGTGGGGGTTGCGCCTACGGGCGCAAAACACAGACCCCAGATTAGTGAACAACGGAGGAGTGTATAGTATGTACCCTCACAAAATTTCTCGACTAAATGAGGGGGTCGATCATTTTGTTCGGTTTGTCCGTATTTATTAGTGACGTTAGTCACAAAACTAAAGTTTTTTACCCATTATGCGGGAAATGACTTTTTTTTCCCGCCTAATATACAGTAGGGAGCAAATGCGACCCGCATTGGCATTTGCGACCGTAACGGTAGGGCTGCGCTTGCGCTACGCCCGTTAGGGAGATAGAGCAAGCAGTCCTACCCCTCGCGTCGCTGTGGCTCGCTCGGGCGCTAAGCCCGAAGTGCGAGGCGCTAGCGGCGCCTAACATTTAGTTGGGTGTAATCTACCTTCAGATTGGATAACTTAAAATGGCTGATACCTCCGCTGATATAGCCAAGCGTGTTATCCTGCAAGGTGTAGCAGATGGCTTAACTGTAGAACAGGCAGTATCCTCCGCTGGTAGATCCTACAAGTCCTATGAGTATTACCGCAGGACCGATAAGGTCTTTGCTGACAAGATAGACAGAACTAGGCTAGGGTTAAAAGATAAGACCTACGCCTCCGCCGATGTCCACGACATCGACTTTGCAGAGTTTAGAAAACGCTTTCTTCACCAATCCACCTTTGACCACCAGCAGAACTTGGTAGATGTCATCGAAGGTCGTGACCCTAGCTGGCACCATCCCTCGATGAAGTATGAGAAGGGTCTGGCTAATAACCGCATCCTTATCAACATCCCGCCCAACCACGCCAAGTCCATCACCATTACCGTTGACTATGTAACCTGGAAGGTAGCCCAGAACCCCAACTTCAGAGTTCTGATAGTCTCCCAGACTCAGCAGTTAGCAGCAGACTTTCTCTACGCTATCAAGCAAAGACTTACCCATCCGATGTATGAAGGCTTACAGACGGCCTATGCTGCCGGTGTAGGCTTTAACTCTAAGTCTGCCTCCTGGCAGGCCACCCGCGTAGTCTTTGGTGATGAACTCCGTGAATCCTCTGAGAAGGATCCCAACATTGAAGCTGTAGGTATCGGCGGTCAGATTTACGGTAAGCGTGCTGATATGATTATTGTCGATGTAGCTGCAGTAGATTTATACAAAGAATTGCGTAACCCCGATAGATACCCTGGTGGACAAGTCCCTTGGACCTATTTAGCGATGCCAGCCCTGCTGGAGACCCACGAGGACTATAACAAGTGGGTTACGCTCTGGCCTTATTCAGATCAACCATTCGACGGGCAGACTGAAAATGATAAAAACGAAGAAGACTTATATCCGCGTTGGAATGGTAAACACCTCTTTGCTGAGCGCCAAGCGATGGATGCAAGCACCTGGGCGCTTATCTATCAGCAGCAAGATATTTCAGATGACGCCATCTTTGACCCGATTTGCGTCAAGGGTAGCATCGATGGGATGCGTAAGGCAGGTCGTCTGGTTGCTGGCTCCCCTGGACATCCTCGTGACCTCAATGGCTTTTCTTTTGTCTGTGGCCTCGATCCTGCAATGGTCGGTGACACTGCCGCTGTCTGTTACGCTGTTGATCGCGTTACTCATAAGAGATATATCGTTGATGCTATCAAGATTACGCGTCCGACACCTGCTCAAATTAGACAGTTAATTATCGATTGGTCCAACGTCTACACTCCTTCAGAGTGGGTCGTAGAGCGAAATGCCTTCCAGTCATTCTTGACTCAGGATGAAGGCATCCGCCAATTCTTGGCTACCAAAGGAATTTTACTTCGTGAACACCACACCGGAAACAACAAGTGGGATGCAGGATTCGGAGTTGCCAGTATGTCCACTCTGTTTGGAACGAAGCAGCCTGATGGTAAACACCATCGAGATAATCTTATCCATCTTCCTTCGGATCAAACAGAAAATATCAAGAGTTTAATAGAACAACTTATCACCTGGTCTCCGACGACCAAGGGTAAGACCGATATGGTGATGGCTCTCTGGTTCTGTGAGATTAGAGCGCGTGAGATGCTCAATCAAGGAATACACCAGACGCACCACTTGAAGAATCCATTTTTGTCTCGTCACGAACGTGGCAAGAGAATCGTAGTAAACATTGACAATCTACTGGCAGAGCAAGAACGCCAGTTTATTTAGGAGCAACTAAGTGCTAACAACCAAAGAGGTAATCGCTAAGGTATCGCGTCTTCAGTCGAAGTACGCAGCCCGCGATCAACGTATGCGTGACGTGCTATCAGTACGTCAAGGTGACATCAGCAAGGTTTATCCTGCGATGTTCTCCGAAGAGTACCCAAAGCCTCTGGTTGCAAACTTCGTCGATGTTGCAGCTCGTGACCTAGCAGAGGTAATGGCACCACTGCCATCGTTTAACTGCGCTGCTACCAATATGGTCTCTGACTCTGCACGAAAGAGCGCAGATACTAGAACACGCATTGCAAACTATTACATCTCATCATCAGAACTGCAGATTCAGATGTATCAAGGTGCTGACTGGTTTAACACCTACGGTATGTTGCCATCTATCGTTGAGATGGATTATGAGACAAACAATCCACGCATCCGTTTGCTCAATCCATTTGGTGTCTATCCTGAGATGGACCGCTTTGGTCGTTGTATCTCAATCACTCAAGTCATCAATACCGATGCAGAATCTTTGGCTATGCAATACCCAGAGTTCTACAATCAGATTGTTGTTAAGACTCAGTACGCCTCTGGCTCGCCATACATCACTATGGTTCGCTATCACGACAAAGACCAAGACTTAATCTATCTACCCGATCGTAATAACTTGGTTCTCTCTAATCTTCCCAATGCAATCGGCAAATGCCTAGCGCGTGTAGCAGTACGTTCATCTATTGATGGCGAAGCACGCGGTCAATTCGATGATGTTCTAGCGGTACAACTAGCACGTGCGCGTTTCGCTGTCTTGCAGATTCAGGCAGCAGAGAAATCCATTCAAGCACCGATTGCTATTCCGCAAGATGTCCAAGAACTTGCACTTGGCCCTGACGCGATTATGCGTTCAGCTAATCCCCAAGCAATCCGCCGTGTGCCGCTAGAACTTCCAAACGGAGTCTTCACAGAATCTGGTGTACTAGAGCGTGAACTACGTCTAGGTTCACGTTACCCAGAGGTTCGCAGCGGTAATATCGATGCCTCTGTTATCACAGGTCGTGGAGTTCAAGCACTCCAAGCTGGCTTTGATACTCAGGTACGTGCAGCACAAGCACAGTTTGCACGCCTATTTACAGAACTAACATCACTCTGCTTTGAGATTGACGAAAAAATCTTTGGCAATATGACCAAGGAAATCAAGGGAGTAGATGACGGCACTCCATTCAATATGAAGTATGTGCCAAGCCGTGACATCAGAAGCGAATATGGAGTAGATGTTCGCTACGGAATTATGTCCGGCCTCAATCCAAACAACGCAATCATTGCTTTGCTACAGATGCGTAGCGACAAACTTGTAAGCCGCGACTATGTACGTCGTGAGATTCCGATGGAGTTAAATGTCACTCAAGAAGAACAGCGTGTGGATATTGAAGAGATGCGCGATTCTCTGCGCGTTGCTGTTGCTCAGTACGCCCAGACTATTCCTGCGCTTGCAGCACAAGGTCAAGATCCTTCTCAAATCGTTTCCAGAATCGCCGAAGTAATCAAGGGTCGTCAAAAGGGTAAGCAACTTGAGACAATCATAGAAGAAGTATTTACTCCAGAGCCTCAACCAGAAGTCCCAGCAGAAATGATGGGCGCACAAGTTCCAGCAGCAGGTATGGCCCCAGCCCCTGCCTCGCAGCCAACTCCAGAAATGATGACTGGTGCGGCCCCTGCTGCTGGCGCTCGTCCAGATATAGCGTCGTTACTCGCATCTATTGCAGGGTAAGGGAGGTGTGATATGAAAAAAGGTGGTCGTGCAAAGGCTTCTATGGCAAAGCCAACAGAAGGCAAGAAAGATATGAAGAAGCCAAAAGGCGGTAAAGTCGATTTCGGCTATGCTGCTAAGGCTCGTAAAGGCAAGAAGGCTTAGTGTATTTAATACGAGAGGATAGAGCGTGAAAGAAGAACCAGATTATGTTCCACGCTCTGTCCGTCTCGCTGATACTTTAGTTGTATTCGCAGGACTGTTTCATAATTTAATGAGCGCAATTCACGTATTCGCAGAAGAACTTTTAGATTTGGCAACATATAACGCAATTAGAAAGACTCAAGTTAATAAGGCTTGGGAACAATTCACACAAGATTTAGAGAAGATGGAGGATCCAAATGGCTAGAGGTCCGTTAGCAGGCCCAGCAGGTCCAGGTAAATTCTCCACAAGAACCGATGGACTTTCATTTCAATCGCCAGAATATGGCGCAGGTGTAGAGCAAGCCGCTATCAAAGCAGGCGCTCCACTTGCTAGAACACCAGATGTACGCCCAACATCACGTAGCGAGATGGGTATGGCTCCAAGCCAGACGCCTATTACACCTTTATATGCTCCATCAGAGCGCCCAAATGAACCAATCACATCAGGTATTCCTCTAGGAGCAGGTCCTGGGCCAGAGACTTTAGCAATGGCTCCAACAACTCAAGAAAAATTATCTGACATTTTATCAAGAATGCTTCCCTATGACCAAAGTGGAGAAGTAGAAATTCTTTATCAACGTGCATTAGCGCGAGGTATGTAGTGCCACAAAATTCTATTACATCAGCAGCAGCACAAGCCAATCTTACGCCAAAGCAAAAGGCTCAAGTTGATGGCTTGCAGAAGTTATTAGATTCCCACAAGAACCTTTTAGCGCTGCCTGCTCCGGTAGCTCAGAAGAAGTTTCAATCGTTACCACAAGATCAACAGACTGCTCACGTAGCACTCTTTGGTGGAGATGATTCAGAGGCACCAGAGCAAAAGCGCGGCTGGCTTGGTGGAGCAATCCATTATGCAGGCCAAGGTGTCAAGCAAAGTATTGGTCGTGTATTTGGCGCACTAAACGAAGTATCTGACTTTATGACCCGCGTCTACCGCACTGGAGCAATCGCAATCGACCAAGGCGTAGATTTAGATAAAGCCTTTAAGATGGCAAATGACAAGGGCGACCAAGTATTTAGTCCAACTCGTCTTGCTGACGCTAAGAATAAATATGGTACAGACCGTATTAACGTAGCAGTCAAGGTTGCTCAGGGCATACCGTTGGATGAGATTATTGCCGGCGGAACAGATGCAGAAAAACTTATTGCTTCAACTGCAGCCAAAGGTGAAGACAAATTATTCCAAGATGCGCTTGATAAAGTACAGGCTGCTAAGTACTCACCTGGTCGTCAACTAGCAAACTTATTGCTTACAGAAGGCTTAGAAAGTTCTGGCTTCTTATACAAAGGCATCTCAGGATTTACAGATGCTGCTTATCGAGTATTTGCAGATCCTACACTTATACTTGGTAAAGCAAAGAAATCCTATGATGCTGGAAACTTCTTGCTTTTCAATGTCCTTGGAAAAGAAAAGTTTACCTATGGCCGCAACCTTATGGCCACTGCTGGTGATGTCAAGAGCGTAGACAGAGTATTTGAAAACAAAGGCGTAGTTAACTTTTTTGATACCTACGGCAAAGAACTTGATAATCTTAAGAATGCTCGTGCTGCAAAAGATATTGTTGCTGCAGAAAAGGCCTCAACAGCGCTACGGCGTATAGCGCCAGAGTTTGGTCCCGCCGCCGTTGATGAATTTATCAGTGCAGGCGTTAAGAATGCTGACACTGCTAAGGCTTATTTACAGAATCAGACAGATATAAAAACAATTCTAGCTGGCCAATCAGCTAGAAAGACCCCACTTATCCCAACTTTAGATGCAGCACGCAAGGCTCGTATCAATTTCTTTACGGCAACTGACAAAGTTTTTAACATTGATAGCGTAGGTCAGAAACTTGTTCAGGCTTTATATGGTACTGGACCAGAATATCAAGATATTGCTACTGGTATTACTACCCGTGCTGAGGACATTGCTCAAGCAGAACGTCAAGTAGGACGATTCAAGGGCGCAGACGGCGGATATCGTATGCCACTTGCTCAAATTCAAGGTCGTCTTGATCGCTTTGCACGCAAGTTCACAACCATTCCTTACTTCAAGGATGGGTTCTTTGACGTTAACGCATCAGATGCTGCAACTCAGGTATATCGCTTAGCTCGTTTAGGTAATACCCGCTACCATTCTCGTCTAATTTCAGAGGCTTTTGCTGCTGGTAATGAGGGTCAGCGTAAGCAAATCTTCGCAGGTCTATGGAATACTGTCGCTGAGATACGTGGTGTATCAAAGAGTGCATCAGGTAAGTCTTATATGGATGAGTTTGCTGGCTCTGGCCGCAATAAACAATATGCCGCATCAATCGTAAAGCGTAAGGTAAATGAATTTGGTGATGAAGTAACCGAAGTTACAAATCCTGCAGAATTTAATGGGCAACAGATGGCTATCTTTGGATATCAGTTGTCGCCAAATATGGCAGTCCCATCCATTATTGACCTAGATAGATTAGCTGCTCGTTCCGGCATCATTGACAGAGTTATGGGAGTATCCCACCAGAAGTGGGCAGAGCGTATGACTTCATATTGGTCAATCGGTACCCTTGCTGGTCCTCGATTCCCAGTACGTAACGCAGCAGAAGACTTGATGCTTCATCTTGCTGTAGGAGATTCACCTTGGGGTGTGGCAAAAGCACGCTTACTTTCTACAAAACTACGTCAAGCAAAGGGCGCAAACAATCTAGGCTTTATCAATAAACTTGTATATCGCAAGCAAAGTGAAGAGTATTCTAAATTGATGGATGAAGCCATTGCATCCGGAGATACAAGAGCAGCACAAAAGGTTATGGCTAGAGCCATCCTTGAGTCTAAGGTAGTGGGTAAGCTCGACAAAGAAGGCTCAGAACTTCTTGCTGAGATTGCAGAACACGGATACCTAGATGACACACTTGGCGCCGTAGCAGAGGGTGGCAAGAATGCCCTTCGTGGTGGAGATCAGTACCTTAACGCCACTACCGATGTATCTAAGTTTGGCAAAGTGGGTGCCATTGAAATCAATGGGAAGAAACTCAAACAATCTACAGGCTTAAAAGACTATTCAGAGTTCAATCCAGTGGCATCTGATGAATCTCGTATTAGTTGGATGGTTCAAATTGGTATTGTTTCTAGGGATGATTTAGGTCGCATTGCCCTTATGAATCTAGACAATGAAGGCAAAAGAGCAGTAGACGCTGTTCAAGAATACTTAGATAAATTACCACTCAAAGAGCGCAGTAAATTCTCGTTGTATGACACTGGTGCATCTACCCGCGTTCACGCAGAGCGCGTAGTTCAGGCGACCAAGAACCTTGTTTCTAAGCGTAATGGCGACATAAATGATGACCTACTGAATAAGATTCGCTTCCGTAACGAAAAAGGCGATATGGTCATTTCAACTAAAGACTTCCGCCTAGAAGATTTGCCTAATAAGATGAATCCACAACTAGCCCCAGAGTGGGTATCTGGACCAACTCTTGTACCTGTTTCAGATAGCGATAATTTTGCAGCGTCTTTGGTTGATAAAACTTGGGATTATATGGGTGAAGCTAACGCTCGCTTCTCACGTGAGCCACTTGTCATTGACTCAATGATTCGCATTCGTAAAGATATGCGTGCTACTGGCTTCGAAAAGCGCATTATGAATCAGTTCACTGCTGGTAAAACAGGTGCTGAACTCAAAGTAGCTGAGGATGCAGCCAAGGCTCATATCGTATCTATTGCAGAAGACCTAGCAAAAGACCGTGTACTTGCATTCGTAGATAATCCAGCAGTCCGTAGCCAGCTGGCTATGTCTGCTCGTAACTTTGCCCGTTTCTATCGTGCAACCGAAGACTTCTATCGCCGTATCTATCGTACTGTTAAATACAATCCAGAGGCGCTAACCCGTGCATCGCTTACCTATGAGGGCGTAGCGCATTCAGGCTTCGTACAGACAGATGACAACGGAGACCAGTACTTCTTTTATCCTGGACTGACGCCCGTCTATAAGGTTATGAATGGCGTTATGAAGGCCTTTGGTGTACCGACTGCATTCCAAGTGCCAATGCCTGTCGAGTTCGGCGGTAAGTTGAAGATGATTACACCTTCAATGAACCCAGATTCGCTGTTCCCAACCTTTGCTGGCCCATTGGCCTCTATGCCAATGAAGATGCTATTCAATGTTGTGCCACAGTTGAAGGACTTAGAAGCAACATTCCTTGGAACTTATGGCGTAGACCAACCAATGATTAGCGCAGTATTACCAGGTCACGTCAATCGTATTCTTGCAACGCTAAATAAAGACGAGCGTAACTCGCAATACGCATCAGCATTCCGAAAGGCCGTTACATATCTTGAGGCTTCAGGTCACGGACTCAAGCCAAAGATTGATCCAGAGACTAATCAGGAGATTCCACCAACACCTGGAGAATTGGCAGCGTATCAGGATAAGGTTCAGTCTGCAACTATCTCTGTTCTAGCAGTTAGAGCGCTATTTGGTTTTATCGCTCCAGCATCACCGCAGATTACGCTCAAAAGTGACCTATCAAAGTGGGTTCGTGACAACGAGCGCACATCATATAAGCAGGTATTCAATCAACTCATCAACAAGTATGGCAGTATTGATAAAGCTACTCAAGAGTGGATTAGGCTTTTCCCAGATGAGATGCCATATACCATATCTGAATCAGACAATACTTCGGTACTAGCAGCACGCTCTGTAGATAAATCCGTTGGATGGATTCAGCAGAACGAGGGATTACTCAAGAAGTACCGCGAAGGTGGAGTATTCCTAATGCCACGTGAAGGTGACTTCAACTTCGATGCTTACAAGTTGCTTTACAAATCAGGATTAAAAGAGAACAAAACTCTTCAGGACTTCTTGCGTGAAGTACAGACAGCTAAAGATGAGCAAATCTATTATTCGCAGCGCGATGCTTTTGAATCTCAACTTGCTGTTACATACTCAGACGGAGCAAAGCGCCAACTACGCGATCAGTTTGCAACTTGGAAAGAGCAGTTCCTTGGCTCACGTCCTATGCTTCAGGAAGAACTAGGCAAGGGTGCAGAGTCTCAAATCCGTCGCCTTCGGGCATACGACGATTTGCGTTTAATGCTCAATGATAAAACTGTTACTACCTCGCCTACAACACGAGCAATCCTAAGCCAGATGAGCCAAGCCTTTGATAGTTATCAAAATGCTAGAGATAACGTCTATGGCAATACCGAAACCGCTCAGAGCTATAAGGACCTATTGAGAACAAATATCAAAACACAACTACAGCAGTTAGCGCAAGGAAATGCTAATGCTCAAGCAGCATACGACATTCTATTCGCTAGATTGATTGGAGAATAAATTGGCAGAAAAGTTCAAGTCTGCGCCAGGGCCTACAGAAATACCTAACTGGCAAAGTCAGATTATTAAAACTAATACAACTGTCTCTAATCAAGCTGCCGTAAATAGTGGTACTGCTAACCCAGTCGCAGTTGAACTTTACAATATGGACAAGCGTCAGCGTCAACAGATTGCTCTTGCGCTAAAAAGTGCTGGTTATAGAGTACCGACTACTGGGGTATTTTCAAATAAACTTCTTGCATCCTATAATGATGCTCTTCAGACAGCACAGATGCAGGCTACTCAACTAGGCCAACAATTCTCTAGTCAATTCTTTACTAACTATCTTGCCAATGAAGCAGCCGCTTATAGCGCTACTGGCGGAGCAGGCAGAGATGGCACGTCTATCACCGAGCAAGAATCTATAATCACCAAGGCTAATGCCAAGAACATTATCAACAAAGTATTTCAGGATCAGTTGGGTCGCTCGGCAACAGATGAAGAGCTTGCCAAGTACACAACTACCTTCAAAGAAAAGGCTGCTGCTAAGCCTACTGTTACCACTACAACAACTGCAGGCAAAAGAACAAAGATTAGAACTGAACCAGGATTTACAACTGGTAGAGCAGAGCAGTACTTGGTAGATAAAATCGCTCAGACTGATGAGGCAAAAGCTGGGCAAGTCTTAGATTATTACCAAGCGTTTATGAGAAAGTTAGGTCTATAAATGGCTGAACGTCCTAGAGGAACCTGGGTTGCCCAGATATTTAACTTCCTGCCAAACAATGGTTTGCCTATTGGCTTTGTAGATGTCGTATACAATAGAGACGGTTCTATAGCTGGCTACGAAGTAGACGGAAAGTTCTTTAAAATAGGCCAAAAGGCTAAAGGAGAGAAATCAAAAACCTCTACCGATCCTCGTAAGTTTGGTTCAGACTTTGCTGCCAGCGTTGCTGCTAAGAGCAAAGAGATGGACAAGAAACGCGAAGAGGCACTTGCTGCTGTAGATAGAATAAACGATGAAAAAACTCGAAGTCAATTACGAGCTGAAATAAATAATAAACAAAACTATATTGAAACTTTAAGAAAATCTTTACCTAACTATGAGGGCGTCATAGAACGTTACGCCTTAAAGGTGGCTCGTGGTGATGAACTTGACGCCTTAGAGCAGGACGAACTTAAAGTCGCACAAAGCAGATACTCATCTGTAATGAATACTATTCAAGAAGTCCAGCAAGATATTTTCACTACTTTATATCCAAGCCAAAAGAAAAAATCGGACGTTGAAAAAACTCCTCTTGCTTCGGCTGGTCCAACAGGCACCGCTGCCACAGCACCAACTTCTGCAACTACCCCTTCTCCTGCACAAGTTCAAACTCCTAGTCTTACGCCTAGCCAAACTCCATCACAGACTCCATCAGGTGATGGCAGAAAGAAAGATAAGCAGCCTCAAGACCAACCACCAGCAATCGTGCCTTCCGCTGGATTTAATCCTGCCCGTTTCCGTATGGGCGAGGAAGCGTCTATGGGTGCTGCGAAACCAAGCGGTATTGGTGAAGTTGCTACGGGTAAGCGCACGCTTGAGGATATTCTTGGAGATGTTCAGAATTACTTTGATTTGCCTGATTATATTTTTAGGCTAGACAAAGATTTAGGTGACCTACTTGTTCTTGCAGTCAATGAGAAATGGACTATTAACCGCTGGGACAAAGAGATTGAACTTACCAACTGGTGGCGCAAGAATAATGCCAATGTTCGTCAACGCTTAATATCATTTGGTAACTATGAAGATTTACGTTCTCAAGGTCAAGATGTAAGCAAATCTGACTATGGTCTATGGCTAAGCAAAAAGAAAGGCACTCTTAAGGCAGATGCCAGAAACATTGCTGGCGTAACACTGACAGATCAACAATCTGAAGAGATTGCTAAGAAAATTTACCTTGGATTCTTAGACGATGACGAGAATGCAATCAGGGCTTTCTTGGTTCCATTCATTAGCCAGACAACCTCGATTGTTGGCGGAAAGCCAATAACAGGTTATGGTGGACAAGCACTTAAGAATTATCAAACACTGCAGTCAATAGCTAAAGCCAATGGGTTGTCATTAAGAGACATACTTCCTGGCATTTCTGCTGCTACTACTGACGGCAATCTTGAGGAAGCAGTACTTGAGAAGTTAGCACTAGGCGAACTTGATATTAACCGAATCAGCCAAGACGCTCGTATTATTGCAGGTACTGGACAACCTGAGTTTGTCCGTAACTTATTGAATCAAGGTTACGATCTTGAACAGATATATTCTCCGTATAAAGGCGTTATGGCTTCGGTCTTGGAATTAAACCCAGAAGAAATTGACCTTAAGGAACTCAGCGGTTATGGCTTATTCTCAGACAAGGGTCAATCAAACATCTATGATTTTAAGAAAGCACTTCGCAAAGATTCTCGTTGGCAGTATACAAATACTGCTCGTGAAGAAGTATCAAATTCTGCTTTTCAAGTTCTTCGTGACTTCGGATTCCAGGGGTAATAATGGCTGACAAAGACAAAACACTTACAGATATTGTTGGCTCAGGTTTGAGTCAATGGGTACGTGACCCAGCCACAGG